CGACCACGGTGGCATTTTCAAAAGCATCTGGTCCCAGATTTATGTTGATTAGGGATGTGTTGACTGTCGTAGCGGATGACCAAGTGTATGTATTGATGTAAGCAGGCCTGTTGCACAAATATTCTATAGACATCTCATCTATATCATTCCCTGCAAACCCTGGAAGTATATCTATTTTGTTGGCAGCGCTAAGCCCCATTTTATAATTGTCTTCATCCCCATCATAGTTGAGCTGATACGCATTCTTGGTGAAGGTCACTCTCTGTAGTCTGTGTTCATTATTTGGTTTACTATATCCGAACGCTTCTGCAGATTTGGCACAAGCTTTGATAAACCAGCTCGCGCTCCCCATAATACTAGATAAGGATGGTATCTGACTCATCTTAGCTAAAGCCTCACTGGTTATAGTCAAGGGGCCACTTAGTAGACCATTCTTTTGCTCTTTGTCTGAAGTGTTCATTTGGGCTGTGTACGATGGTGTTATCAATTCCACATCTTCGAAACTCAAGAATATGGAGACATTGAGAGTTGTAGCGCCAACAAGGGGACTGTACACGGTTGTATATAGGTTTCCCATCTTACCAATCCTTGTGTTGACCACAGCACCTGATAAGTCATATGCCACATTGGCACTAACATAAGGCACTCTGAAAATGCAAGAAGTATCACGATTTAGGTTTAATTCTGTCCTGGGATTCTGGCTTTTAGTCGTGAGGTTAAATCTGTGCGCAATTGCGTCTTGAGGGTTGTCAATTTGCCCCGGAATATAATGAATCAAGAGTCTTCCTTGTGCAAATCTGTTACAATTGACTTGGAATCTGAGAACCGCTGTAGCTCTAAAGCCAAGGTAGGCGTTTAATCTCTTGAGAAACATGCCGACCCCAAGGTCAGTTCCGAATCCAATCATGGAACTGTCAAAAGGTAGAATTGTTATGTCCAGGGTTGTATTAGCCACTGCTGAAGAGGTTATGTTGAAATTTTTGATCATCACAGGTGTCTTTAGAAAGTCAATAACTGAATCTTTACTATAAGAATCGCCCACGTGTAAATGTTTTCCTATTTTAAGATCGCTTATTGGAAAAGGCTGCATTATTCTAGTTTCGGCATCATCAGAAAAAGTTGTGTTTATCTTATGATCCTGTTGTCCAGTTTGTG